CAAAATAAAAATATAACAGTAACTCCAAACAGTTGTGTTGTTCAAATAATGTATAGTTTATTTGAATTGTATAAATCAACTTGGATTAAAAATGTTCCTGAAGTATCTGGTTTAAATAACGTAATAAATAATCTTTTTAAAAACTATTACGAACACATAGACTCAGAGTTTATATTCGAAAGAGGTGGTTGGGGAACTCCTTATAATTTAAATATGTTAGAAAAATTAAATTATAAACCAAAATTTCTTTTACTAGTAAGACCTTTGGTAGAAGTCTTAGCATCTTATGTAAAAGTACAGAAACCAAAAAATCCAGTTGATTTAGTATACGATTTAATGCACCCAGATACTGGTAAAATATATTGGGACTGGCAATCTACAAGCAACATAATTAAAACAAATCAAAATTATCTGTTGATAAAATATGATGATTTGGTAAATAATACAGAAGAGAAGATGAAAGAGATTTATAGTTATTTTGAAATACCAGAATTTAAACATCGATTTGAAAATATTGAACAATTTACATATAACGGTGTTCAATATAATGACACTGTTTTTGAAGCTGATTTACATAAAATTAAATCAGAAATAAAAAAAGATTTCTATGACGTCGAAGAATATTTACCAAAGGATATTATAAAAAGATATGAAGGATGGGACTACTTTTAAAGAAAGACACTACTGTATTATAAGAAATACTTTATCAGAAGAACTGTTAAGTTTTTTAACAGAATATTATGCAAATAAATCTGAAGTGTATAATACTAAAAGAAAGTATAATTATGTTAATAGATATAACATAGATGAGGGTTCCGTTAATGACCCACAAGCACTTGGATCTTACTCAATATATGGAGATATACCTACTGATATGATTTTAGTAAAATTAAAACCTTTAATAGAACAAAGCACAGGATTAAAATTAAATGAACAATACTCTTACCTTAGAGTTTATAAAAACGGATCTGTTTTAGAAAAGCACAAAGACAGAGAATCTTGTGAGATCTCTGCTACTTTAAATATAGGTTGCGATAAGATATGGCCTATATACTTAGAAGTTGAAAATAAAACCATAGAAGTTAAATTAGGTGTTGGTGACATGCTACTTTACAAAGGAGCAATGTTAAAACATTGGAGAGAAAAGTTTGAAGGTGAAGCATGCATACAAACATTTCTACATTACAACGATATAAACACTAGATCAGTAAAATATGATCATAGACCACACTTAGGATTACCATCTTGGTTTAAAGGTCAATAGTGAAAAGTTTTATTTTTATAAAGAAGAACGCTGTAAGCCAACAAAAGTGTGAAAACATAGTTGATATTTTAAATACCGTAAAATTAAATCCAGGTAATTCTGAAAGAATAAAAAATTTTTACAGTGGCATGCCAGTAGATGTCTATCAATCCGAGTGGAAAGATGATCTTTTTAACTGCATAATAGAATATAAAAAACAACATAAATTTTTAGACAGTGAAAATCTTTGTCAGTGGCATATTCAAGAAACTTGTAATTATCAAAAATATAAACCTGGACAACATTATTCTGCAGAGCATTCTGAACACGGTGGTAAAAAGTATGACAATAGACGAATGATTGCTTGGACTATATATTGTAATACAATTAATAAAGGAGGAGAAACTTATTTTCCACAACAAGACACCAGTATATATCCAGAACAAGGAACACTAGCTATTTGGCCTGCAGCATGGACACACAGTCATTATGGAAAACCGGCTCCAGAAGAATATAAATATATAGTTACAGGATGGGCAAATTATGTCGAACTGTAATATATATGATAACTTTTTAGAACCTCATTTACTAGACTATTGTCAAAAGTATTTTCGTAATGACACACCTTTTAAATTTCAACGGAGTGATAAAAGTAACGAAAATTTTTTTTTAATGGGTATACCACCACATGATTGTTTAATTGATTTTATATTTTTTAAAATTAAAATAGTATCTCAAAGAAACTTAGAGATGACCAGGTTCTATACAAACCTACAGTTCTCTAATATGGTTAGTGATCTTCACATTGATGACGGCCAGACTACCTGTTTGTTAATGGTTGCAGGAGAAGGAGACTTTGAACTTGGTGAACAAGTAATACCTTTTAAAGAAAACAGATTAATTTTATTTGACTCAAAAATACCGCACAGAGGACGTTCTCCTAAAAAAGGTTATAGAATAACTTTAGCATATAAAACAAATGAAATACCTAATTGAAGACGAAGACTTTTTAACAGATAAAGAGAAAGAATTTTTAAACAAAGAATTTCAAAACATACCTTTTTTCTACACTAAAAGAATAGGTATATATAGAAGAGACGCACCAGTTCTTTGTCATAGTTTAGTTCTTAGATATGATGATCCAAATGTAGATAATACAAAAGATAGAAATGTATCTCCTTATACAAATTTCTTTTTACAGATACTAATAAGATTTACAAAAAAATATAGCATACCTTTTAATAAAATATTAAGAGGCTCAATAAACATGACCACAAAAGTTAAGTGGGATAAAACAATAGTTCATGTGGATCATACATCTGAATATGAACACGGTGTTTTTATGTTGTACTTAGGTGATGAAGTTCACGGTAATTTAAATGTTTATGAAGATGACAAAGAAACTATGATTAAAACAATCGAACCTAAAAATTTTAAGATTGTTTGTTTTGGAAATAATGTTCCTCATCAGTTTGAATATCCTAAAAATGGTTTAAGAAGGGCAGTGGTATTTACTTTTGATTAAAGAACTTTCTAAATATATTTATTTGTACAAAAATAAAAAAGTATTAAAACATATTGATCCACTACTAGATTTAATTAACCTAGAATACGGACAATCAATAAATACAGAAAGTGAAAAAATATCACACACAGATTGGAACAATCAACACGACAATAGAGAGTATGTTAAATATTTTTTTAATAATGTTTTTGAAGATTTTGCTAAAGAGTTTATAAAACACACAAATCAAAAAGGTGCAGAACTAGATAGCATATGGTTTCAACATTATTGTAAAGGCGACTATCATAATTTACATACTCACCCTAAATCTAACTTTTCAAATGTATTTTATTTAAAAGCTAATAAAAATCAAACTACTCATATTACAGACTGCCCACCTAATAGAAAATTTATATTTGAAGTAGAGGCAGGAGACATATTAATCTTTCCTGCTTTTCTACCTCATCAAAGTTTACCAAACAAAGAAGAAGATAAGATTGTTATTTCTTTTCACCTTAATTTAATAGGACACTGATGAAAGTATACAAAGATTTTATAAACGAAAAAGAAATAAAAGATCTATGCCATTGGATTGATAACAATAAAAAATATTTTGTTGATGCAAACATGGGGGGTAATAGAGTCACATCTAGGTTTGTTGATACTATGCAGTATCCTCAAATAGCTTACACAATAAAGGATAGAATAGAAAATAAATTAAACATTAAAAACTTTAATTACATGGCAGCTAGTTGTGCCTATCCAGGAGACCATTGTTATTTACATAAAGATCAAAACAAACAAAACTACAACACCTTTCACTGTAATTTATTTTTGTCAGATGTAGAGGGAGGGCAGGCATATGTTCAAAAAACTCCCACAGAAGAGAACATCATACCGTTTACAAAAGGCAGTATGATGTGTTATTATGTTTCTAAAGTATATCATGGTAGTAAGATATTAAAGAAAGGTGAAAGAAAAATGTGGGTGTACAGTTTTTCAATAAAAGATGAGTGAGATTAAATCAATATTTCCTGTCCCAATTTATAGAACAAACGTTAAAGAAATTATATCTAAAGAAGATTTAGATTACATAAAAAATCAAAAACAAGTCTCATATAAAAACGAAGGTAATTTTACTTCAAAAGATACTTATATATTTAAAGACAGTCGATATAATAAAATACAAAATAAAATGATGGAACACATAAACCAGTATTTTAAAGAAGTTATAGATACTTCAGATAAAGTAATACCTTACATTACGCAGTCGTGGTTAAATTTTACAAAAGAAACTCAGTTTCATCACCATCACTCTCACAGCAACTCTTTCGTATCAGGAGTTTTATACATCAGTGCAGACAAAGAACAGGACTTAATAACTTTTCATAAATCAAATACAGATCAAATTGAATTAAAACCTAAAAACTATAATTTATATAATTCTCGTTCTTGGAGATTTCCTGTTGAAACTGGAGATTTATTTTTGTTTCCAGCGACCTTACAACATTCTGTACCAAAAAAAGAAGGTAATAATTTAAGAATTAGTCTTGCGTTTAACGTTTTTATAAAAGGTTCTTTAGGTCGAGAAAAGGATTTAAATGAATTACTTTTATAATAATTTTTTAACACCTGTAGAAATAGAGGAAATACACAATACTATTTTTAATATAAATTTTCCTTGGCATTATGCACATGAAAATACTGTTTCTTTGTTTGATCTTAATAAAGAACAAAAAAACTTTCCTAACATTTTAGACTATTATCAAGTATGTCATGTTTTCTACAGTGAGTATTCTAAATACTCTTACATACCAAACGGAATAATAAATAAACTTAATTTACCAAATAAAATATTAAGAGCTAAAGTAAACCTTCAAGGACAAAATATAAAAGCAACTACAGAAACTTATAATTGTCCTCACACAGATATGGATGAGCCACATCTAGCAGCAATTTATTATGTCAATGACAGCGATGGATTTACTTTTTTATTTGATGATGATAATAATATCACTCAAAGAATTATGCCGAAGAAAGGAAGTTTATTACTATTTGATGGGACTAAGAAACACGCATCAGGACATCCAATAGAGTCTTTAAAAAGATGCGTTATAAATTTTAATTTGTCAAAATGATTTCAGAATTTAAAACTAGAATATTAATTTTTGGTTTATCAGGATCTGGTAAAACAACTTTTGCGGAAAAACTGTGGCAAGCGTTAAAAAATGAAAATATTAATTATGCTTATTTTAACGCAGATAAGATTAGAGACATGTTTAATGACTACGATTTTTCTATTAATGGTAGAATAAGACAGTCAGATAGAATGTTTAAACTTTGTGAAATGAAAAGAGAAGGAGCAATAGTAGATTTTATATGTCCTTATGAAACATTAAGAAAAAGATTTAATTATTTTATTTGGATGAATACTATAAAAGAAAGTGACTATAAAGATACAGACAAAATTTTTCAACCACCAAAAGATATACAAGCAGATATGATAATAACTGATTTTAATTACGACGACAAAATTAAAACATTAGTTAATGGTATAAAGAGTGGTGAACACAAACTCATAGATACAACTTTATTTTAATGCAACACACAATCACTAAAGTAATTCAAAGAGAGTCTTATCTTAGCACTTGTTTTGTAAAGAACAAAGATCTACTAGAACGTATCAAAAATAAAATTATAGAAAAAACAAAAAATTCTTCTTTAGATTATAAAACAAATGTTAAAGCAAAGTTTACAGGTTTTCATAGTTTAAGAGAAGAGCCAGAAATCTTTGAGTTTATGAAAGAAATAAAACCTTTTATTGACAACATATATAATCGAGTTGCTGTTGTTGAAGAATGTTGGGGCAATGTTTATGACAACAATGACCACACCACACTACACCACCATAAAGATTGCACAGGTTTTTGTGGCATTTTATATTTATCTGAAGGAGGTCCTGGCACATATTTTAAAGACTTTGACACTACTATAAAAGAAGAATATGGTAAGGTTGTTTTATTTGATCCATTTTTATGGCACCAAGTAGTGCCCTCTAATTTACAAAAGACTAGAATTACCATGGCTTTCAATTGTTACGATCATAAACCGTGGGATAATTTGTATTTAAATCAATAAAAAAATGTGTAATATAGGCGATTATGCTACAGAAAATAGGATTCCAACCAGGTATAAACAAACAAATTACAGAAACAGGGGCTGAAGGTCAATGGGTCGATTGTGATAATGTAAGATTTAGATACGGAATACCTGAAAAAATAGGTGGTTGGAATCAACTAGGACCACTAAATTCTAATGAATTAACGGGAGCAGGAAGAGGATTACATCATTATGTAAATAGTGCTGGTAGAAGATATGCAATTATTGGCACTAATAGAATATTATACGCTTTTTCTGGTAATGTATTTTATGACATACACCCAATAAAAACGACCACTACTTTAACAAGTGCTTTTACCACGACTAATGGATCAGCTATCGTGACATTAACTTTTGCAACGGCTCACGGTATAAATCCAAATGATATAATATTGTTGGATAACTTTACAACTATAACAGGTTCTAACTTTGGAGCGTCTGATTTTGACGATAAAAAGTTTATGGTAACTTCAGTTCCTACCGGAACAACACTAACTATCACAATGCCATCAAATGAATCAGGATCTGGTGCAACAACATCTGGAGGTATAAGAGTTCAACATTATTATCCAGTTGGATCTGCCGTGCAAGAAAAAGGTTTTGGTTGGGGTTTAGGTACATATGGTGGTGAAGACACTGGAGCTGTAACAACCACTTTAAATGGAGCTATCAACGCCTCTACGACTACAATAGTATTAACGAATGCGGCTCAGTTTCCAAGCACAGGAACTAACTTTGTTTTAATAGGAACAGAAATGATTCAATATACAGGTGTGAGCAGCAACACTTTAACAGGCGTAACAAGGGGTGCTAGAGGAACCACAGCCGCGTCTCACAGTGATGGTGTTACCGTCACTAATGCTACAGACTATGCTGCATGGAATGAACAAACAGCAGAAGGTCTGGCACTAGACCCAGGTATGTGGTCTATTGATAATTTTGGTGATAAAGCAATTTGTCTAATACATGACAGTGCTGTTTTTGAATGGGACTCTAGTTTAGGAAATGCAACAGAAACAAGAGCTACAATTATATCTGGTGCACCAACAGCATCAAGACATATGGTTGTATCGACACCAGATAGACACTTAGTTTTTTATGGAACAGAAACAACTATTGGTGATGCTTCTACACAAGATGATATGTTTATAAGATTTTCTGATCAAGAAGATATAAACACGTATGCACCGACAGCAACCAATACAGCTGGTACACAAAGACTGGCCGACGGATCACAGATCAGAGGAGCAATTCGTGGTAGAGATGCGTTATATGTTTGGACAGATACAGCATTGTTCACACAACGTTTTGTTGGCTCTCCTTTTACATTTGCTTTTGCACAAGTCGGAACTAACTGCGGACTAGTGGGACAGAATGCTTGCGTTGAAGTTGATGGTGCTGCTTATTGGATGTCAGAAAATGGTTTCTTTAGATATGGTGGTAGACTAGAATCATTACCTTGTTTAGTAGAGGACCATGTTTACGATGACATAAACTTAGCATCAGGAAATCAAATGGTGTCTGCAGGTCTAAATAATTTGTTTGGAGAAGTTATTTGGTACTATCCATCAGCAACATCAAACGTTATTGATAAACAAGTTACATATAATTATTTTGATTCTTCACCACAAAGACCGGTGTGGACCGTAGGAACATTATCCAGAACAATGTGGAAAGACTCTGCAGTGTTTGGAAAACCTCATGCTTTAGAGTATGACGCAAGCACAGACACATCTTTTGATGTTGTAGGAAATACAGAAGGTAGAACTTCATACTATGAGCATGAAACAGGAACTGATCAAAATAGAAACGGAACTATAACAGCAATTTTATCCAACATAGTTTCAGGAGATTTTGATATTACACAACAACAAGTTGGTAGACAACAAACTGGAGTTGCTACTTTTAGAGGTGATGGTGAGTTTCTAATGAAAATAAGAAGATTTATACCAGATTTTATAACTCAAACAGGTGCAACAAGAATAACTTTACAATTAAGAAATTTTCCTAATGATGCAAAAGCTAGCTCATCACTTGGACCTTTTGATATAACTTCATCCACAAAAAAAGTAGATACAAGAGCTAGGGCTAGAGCTATTGCATTAAAAATAGAAAACACTGCAGTTGACCAAAACTGGAAGTTAGGGACTTTTAGATTAGACATACAACCAGACGGGAGAAGATAATGCCACTAAATAAAAAAGGTAAGAAGATAATGAAATCTATGAAAAAACAATATGGTAAAAAACGTGGTGAACAAGTTTTTTATGCATCAAAAAACAAAGGTGTAATTAAAGGAGTTAAAAAAACGTAATGGCAAAAATAACACAAGTATTAACAAGACCAGCTAAAGAGTATGATTATACTGTTGCTGAAGCACAGACTAGAGATTTAGATGGTGTTATAGAAAAACTTAATACTACATATCAACAAGACTTAAAAGATGAGGTAGAAGCGTTTAACTTCTTTATGCAATAATGGCTAATAGTTTTATAAATAAAAAAGCAGATCTAACGACTACAGACTTAACAAGTTTGTATACCGTGCCTACTGCAAAGACTGCTGTTGTAAAGTCTTTGTTGGTAGCTAATGATGCAGGATCTGGTTGTAATATAGATATTACCTTGGTAGACGCCTCTAGTAATATCTTCACTTTATTTAAATCAAAAACTATAGCAACAAATACGACAACAGAACTTTTAACTCAACCTCTTGTAATGCAAGAAAGTGAGATATTAAAAGTGCAAGCTGCTGACGCAAATGAGCTGCACGTCATAGCTTCTATATTAGAAATACAGCCAAGAGAGGTAGTTACGTAATGAAAGAAGTATATCCAGATAAAATCATAGAAGAGATAACAAATAAGAAAACAGGCGAAAAATATATGTCTGACGAAGAGTGGAAATCAAAAGGTATATCAGAAGAAGACATTCAAAAGAATGTGACTGTGGTAATGCCTAGCCTTGATTTTTTAAGTAAAACAAAATAAGATAGTAAGATGGCCATAACTAGAGCACAACAGGTAAGACAGATGTTAAAAGAAGGTAGTGAAAAACCTGTAAAACAAGCAGGTGTTATGAATTTTAAACCATCTGAAATGGTAACTGTCCCTAAGATAGCTAAATCATCACCAAATACACCCACAGCAAAGTTAGCTTATATTACACCTGAAGAACAAGATATACTTGTAGATTTAGATTTATATGGATCACTAAATGGTACACCAAACAGAGGACCTGGTGGTATACCTAGTTTAGAAGGAGACTTTTTTACAGATTTAAGTGGTAGCAGTGGTGGAAGTAAAATGTCATCTGGTGAAGTTAAAGAATCAAGAAAAAAAGATGATTTTACTGCTAGTCGAAACAGAGTAGCAGCTGCAACTAATATTGCAAACATGCAAAAGGCTCTTGGAACAAAAGGTAGTATAAGTAAAAAACAACAAGAAGCTAGACAAAGATTATCTGATCAAAGAGCTGGAACTATACAAAGTATTAAAGATCAAGGACCAAAAAATTTAATAAATCAAATTATAACAGCGGGGGGTATAGTGCCCTCTATTTTTCAAGGATTTAGTAATTCAAAAATAGCAAAATATAATAATATGTTGCAAAGAAATAATTTTTTAAGGACTTTGCCAGTAAACAAACAAGTTGAAATTTTAGAAGCATTAGCAGAAGAAGAGGGAATAGGAACAACAAATCCTATGGGTATTGATAGAAATATTCAAAGAGGTATGGGAACTTATGATTATTTAGACCCAACAAAAGTAGATAAAGGTTTTTTAGGAACAGGCGTGGGAGCTGGTACGTTTATAACTGATATTAATTTTGGAGGCAAAGATGCAAAAGATGTTATCAATAAAGTAACTGATGGTGGTTACGATGATTACTTAAAAAGATTTGATAAACCAGACGACAGGAACGAAGTGATTACAGATCCATGTAAAGGACCTAATCCACCACCTTATTGTTTTATTGGAGCAAAAGCAGATGATACTATGGAGAAACAAACAAAACGTAATTTAGGTGGTCTTGCTCCAAGATTCGCGGGTTCTATATTTAACTTTGACGAATTTGCGGCAGATGGTGGACGAATAGGTGCTGCCGAAGGTGGGATCATGGACCTTGAAACAGGGAGACAAATGTATTTTCTAGGTAAGCTGGTTAAGAAAGCCAGTAGAACACTTAAAAAAATTACCAAATCACCGTTAGGTAAAGCTGCATTATTAGGAGGCGCTCTATATTTTGGTGGAGCCGGAGGCGGAGGATTTGGTAATCTTCTTAAAAAAGGTTTTTTAAAAGATGCTGCTGGTAAATTTACTTTAGAAAATTTAAGTCCTTTAAAAACTATTGGTATAATATCTGCTTTATCAGGCTTAATGGCAGGAAAAGAAGAAGAGGAGCAAGAAGTAGACAGAGGGCCAAAATTAACAATGGAACAGTTGTTAGCTATAAGAGGAAATCCTTTTGGAACATTAGCACCTAATATAGCGGGCAGTCAGTTTGCATTTGCTGCTGATGGTGGCAGAATAGGATATCAAGAAGGTTCAAAAGAGCCTGTAGCAAAGAAAACTATGCCATTACTAGATATGGGTGGTCAAGAGATGGATTTAAGAGAAAACGGCGGTTTTGTGCCAATAGGTAGAATGGAGAAAGCCGACGATGTTCCTGCTAGATTATCTAAAAACGAGTTTGTATTTACAGCTGAGGCTGTGAGAAACGCAGGCGACGGCGATGTGGACAAAGGCTCAGAAGTTATGTATAACATGATGAAAAACCTCGAATCCGGAGGTGAAGTATCTGAAGA